AAGGTGGCGGTAGGGAAGAACTAGCAGGACTGTATGCACAACTTTGGCCTGTGCTATCTAAAGCAACACCAAATAACCTCAAAGGTTATTTGCAAGCAGACTTGTTGTTTCATCCGCAAAAACCTGCTATCGAAAAAGACGGCAAGATTGAATTTGAACCTAACACTGTGAAGTATAGCGTAGATGCTGGTAGCGATCTTGGCAAGCAAATCAACAAAGCAAAGTTTGGTATTGTAATCCACAGTCAGGTAAAAGAACCTGGTGCTGATGTTGAACCTCTAGAAGGTGCATTTTCCACAGATGTTCCAGAACTATTTGTGGCAAATCAGAACATCAAAGACAGTACCCCGGCAGTGAACTTAAATCAAGATCAAGTTAAAAAATTAAAAGGTATTAAAAGCCAATACGGTTCACAAATTGATACTCTGTTCAACCCTAGCGAGTTGCGTGACAGGCGTATTAGTAGTTTCCCTAAACTGTTCAAGCAATACATTAATACCAAAGTTCGTGCCGGCAACTATGACAACATGATCAAAGATTTTGTGCCATGGATTGAAGGTAAAGTGCCAACACAAGCACCACGTATGCTTGAATGGATGAAAGCAAATCCTCAGGGCACGAGTGCATTGGTACAAAGTTTCTTGCTTATAAGTGCAATCAAAAACGATCTTGTAAGACAATTAGATCAAGGAGCACACGAAATAGAAGCAAGTATTGACAACGAACCTGGACACGAAGGTTATGTTGGTAGTGACTTGAAGTTTGTGGATAGAATGCGTTTTAGTCAAGCAAACTTTGCAAAAAATAATCCGGACCTGTAATGAAGTTTTTACAAGATCTAAACGAAAGCAGAATGTACAGACGACTAGGTCAACTAGAAGGCAAGAGTGTACATGATATTGCCGAAAGATTGTTTGAACATTTGCTTGCACTACAAATCATGTGTAATATAGACAAAGGCCTGGCGAGCAAATACGCTGAGCAAATTATGAGACAGCAACAGTTCGACGGATTTCGCACCAGTCAGCCAGACTTGTATAACTTGATAGCTTTGATATTACAACAAGATCAGTACAGTCACCTTATTGACACAGATGTTAGCGTTGGTATTCCTGAACTGCGCTTACGACGTAATCTTCGCGACATAGCTCGCGGAGGATTTGACAACAATGACTTTAGTTACATGATGTTAATGTTGCAACGTAGATTTGAAAAACTTCCAAAAATGCTCATAGCACTGCGTAGGCAGATCAGTGATTGGAAAAACATCAATCCAACCTAACACAAATCAATAATTCGCAGACTGTTATTGTTAGGAGAATAAAATGGCTTCATTTACAAGATCAAACGGTGACGTGCAACCAGTAATGGCACTAGACACAGCAAACGGTAAGATTGCTGCGGATACAGCTACAGCAGGAACAGTTGTTAACCCAGCTGGACCTAAGTTAGACTTCTTCTCATTGACAGCAAACACAACTGTTGCTGGTGAGCAAGGTGTTGGCGAGTATGTTGACACAGTATTGAAGGCTGTTCAGCAGACAGCAACTATTGCTGCATACCAGGTAGACGCTACTCAAATTTCAGTAGCATTATACCCAGCAGGTGCTTACACTGCGGCTACACTACTTACTGCTGCTAACGTAACTTACACTGGCTTCCAGCTAGACAGTTCAGCAGACGTAGGCTTTAAACTAGCTACATCATAAGACTACTAGCTTCCATAGAAGCTACAAGCCCTGGATTATTACCGGGGCTTTTTTATGGCCTTAAATAGTGCTATGACAAAATATATTTTTGAATCGCCAGACGGTGGCGAAACAGTATATCGCAGAGAATTTGGCGAACAGCACAGAGAACTCGTAAAAGGAGATCCTGCCGAAAAACTTCAAGAAGCTCAACGGCTTTGGCAATGGAAACAAATTTTTAAAGCAGCTAAAACAGATCCTGATCTACAAGAATTAATTGAACGTGCAGAAGTGTATTATAGGTTAAAACATGCAACTGTTTAAAAAACTACCTTGCGAAAACTACGATGCTATCAATCAGCAATTATTAGACTGGGTAAACACCACTAATCTGGTTGAATCGAATAACTTCTGGAATCCTGTCGAAGTAAAAAAAATACTGTCATCATGCCCATTGTTCAAACAATGGTTGTTAGAAAATAAAATTTTAGTACAATCAATCGGAGTAACAATAGGAAAACGTATCAACTGTTGCCCCCCACATATAGATACTCCTCCGGCAAGATACAAGCTGAGCTGGCCTGTGCAAAATACCAAAGGCACATTTAATAAATGGTATAGCGTTAAAGACCATACAAAAGTCTTAGTTAATCATCTAGGAGGGCATTCGTATGACTACGATAATCTCATTGAGATTGAACAAACTGAAGTTTTGTTTCCAATGATAATTGATGCAGGCGTTGTACATGATGTATTTTTTGAAAGCAAAGTTTTTCCCAGAATTGGATTGCAATGTAAGTTATTCAATGAACCGAGTATATTATGATACAGAGATATGAAGTAAAAACATTGTTTGATTGCACAGCCACAGGCGTGCAAAATCATCGGCGAGCCTCAGGAATGGAGCATGATGAATGGCACTTTAAAAGAAATCAGCAACGCAATTTTGAGACCATTGTACAATGCATAAGCCTAAGATGTCAACCGTTAAACATAAGTGGACCTTACAAGTACAGCAACGACAACGGACAACTGTATTGGCAGTTTGGATTTGAAACTGATAAAGAAGATATATTCCGCAAAGGTATTAATCCAGTTGAGTTGTTAGAAGAAGATTGTAATCATGTACCTATGATTATTGGGTTATCGGAAAGTGAAAAAGATTTGTTTTTTACACCATACATGATCACGCAAGGTAAAACTGCTAACACAATATTTGCGCAAGTCTAAAATAAATATTATAAAGATTTTAAGGATTTATAGTGGAAACCAAAGCCATTGAAAAGAAAAATTTAGAAACACATGTTGAGCTTTGTGCTGAGCGTTATAAATTTTTAGAAAGCAAACTAGAAAGTGTAGAAGAAAAAGTAGCTGGCACAGAACTTGTTATCCGTGAAGTACATGACATGATTGCTGCAATGACACAACGTCGTAACGATCAAATCATCACATGGGGCGGCGGTATTATCGCAACTCTAGTAGGAGTGATAGGATGGCTATTAGTAACATACGTTCTTTAAGTAGAAACAAAGCAGCTGAGTTACTGGAAAAGATAACTCAAAGCCACATGTTGAACAGCCCTAACAGCATACTTCAGACTGAGCACAGTATACAGGCATTTGGCGCATATCATATAAACAAAATGCCTAATTCATTTAAAATATATAAAAATCTAGTAGCAGTTGCAGAAACAGCAACAGCCCGAAGTGCTCTCGCCTGGTGCATAGCAGACAAGTATTGTGTAAAAAATCTTAGAAATAAAATCTTAGAATTAGACAATCAACTTAACCTAAAACAAACTGATATTTTCTTTTTTAAACACACAATTAACAACAGTAAAGATTCAGAACAGCGTGTTGTAATCGAGGATAAATTACAAGATGCAATATATAAAGCCCGACGACTTAAAAATCAATTAGACAAATGTTTAAATTCGGCTAAATACTATCAGCTAAAAGGATTCGAGAATGAAACTTCAAGACTTGGACTCAAATCGCCGAGTAGAAAAATCTCAAAAGGTATTTGAAAATTATTTTGATAAGAAAGTAGACTTTGCTGCTTTAAGCAAAGATCAAGCAAGCAGTATGCTTAGAAAAGTTCGTAAACTAATCAGCGAACATAGAAATAGCCCCAGACTACACAGTAGTGAAAAAAACCCTAACTATCTTAAACTTATGGTTATGGAGCAAGGTCTGAGTGCTCGTGTAGAAGAAGATCTTTCTTCAATTGCAATGAAAGATCCAAAAACAAAACAAATTATGCAAAAAGCTCAGAGAGGACAAAATCTTACTCCTGATGAGCAAAAAGTTGTAACTGCACTTGCAATGGCTCCAAAGACTGAAGACGAAAAGAAAAAGAAAAAGTATAGTAAAAAAGTAATGGAAAGTGAAGTACAGCAAGCACAGGTTGTACTAGCAGCTCAAGATATGGTTGATCGAATCCAAAATACTCTTGAAGACGTTACCGAAATGAAGTTTAAAGACCTTCCTGCACTGGTCGACAGTATCCGTAACGAAGTAGGTATGACGCAAGCACAGCAGTACATGACTGACGCAAGCGCTGCACTGGATACATTGATCGGTTGTTTAACAGAAACCAAAACCAGCATAGAAAGTGCTCAGGGTGTTATCACTGGACAAGAACCTGTTGTACCAGGCGAAGGCGAAGGTGATGTA